CGCATGCGTATGAAAAAACAGAAAAAAATCCGAATAAGGGGCTTGCGCCGCCGAGGATCATCTATATAATACGCAGCACATTTTAGGACTATAGCTCAGTTGGTTAGAGCACCACCTTGACATGGTGAGGGTCGCTGGTTCGAGTCCAGTTAGTCCTACCAGAATTGCCAAGAAAATCAGCCACTTACGTCAATGACGGAGTGGCTGTTTTCGTATGTGGAGAAATTTTGGAGAAATTCTGGAGATATACAGTACTTCGGAATGAACCAGAAGAGGGTGCAGCCCTTCAGACGGGAAGGGCTGCTTCGCACACCGTCCATTCAATGTGACGGTCGGTGTAGTGGTGCGTCATCTTCAGGGTGCTGTGGCCCATCAGGGTCTGGACATACTCGTCAGAGAATCCGGCCTCCAAGTAGAGATGCCCACCCAAGGCCCGGATCTCATGGACCGTGGGCCGCTGTTCGGCTGGCAGTCGCGCAATTTCGGGCACCTTGTCCCTGGCTTTGGCAAACTCTTTCGACAGTGTTTCTGGCCGAACCTGCGACCAGTGAGTCATCGACTTGCTGCGCCTGATGCGTTTTGGGCGGCGGTGGATGATGTAGGGGCTGGCAATGCCTGATTGTCGGCTGCGCTTTATAACGGCCTCCAGTGATGCGCCTACCTTGATTCTCAGGTGAGCCCTGTGGCCGTGCTTCTCCGTCTTGCGCTGGATCATGTGCAGGTGGCCGTCCCTGATATCGTCGAACTTGGCCGAGCACAGGTCACTGCGCCGCTGCAGCGTGATCAGTGCAAAATCCATGGCCACCTTGAGCCAGTCATCTGCGTGCGCATAAATTGCGTTGAACCACTCCTTGCTCAGTGGTCGGCGTTGCTTCTCGTCTGCTGCCTTTGCCAGCGTATTCTCAGCAGGGTTGGTGTCACACAGCCCCTTGGTTGCACCGAACCGGAATAGCTCCGACAGTAGGCCGCGGATCTTGATATAGGCATTGTTCTGGAAGTTGTCATCCAGGTAATCAGCCACCATCTTGATGCTCATAGCCTCGACCTGTTTGTCTTTCAGGTCTTGTTCCAGCCGGTTCAGTCGATAGGTGGTCTCTTCCAGGGTGCGGGGCTTGAGCTTCTTGGTGGGTAGATATTCTGTCCGGTACCGCTTGATGATGTCACCGAAGAGAACGCGCTGCTCGGTGACCACACGGGATACCAGATCATTTGAAGGGATCAGCAGTGCATTCAGTTTCCGCGCTGCTGCGTTCGCTTTCTTCCGGTCAGATCCCATGCCGTGGTACTTCCCTGTTTGAGGGTGGCGGTACTTGTAGTAGCCGCCACTCTCATGCAGGTTTGGCTCCAGATCTCGGTTTTTGTCACTTCGTCTGCGTGCTGCCATTGTCTGCCAATACCTGATCAACCAGCGGATCACCGGTCGATCGTCGCTCCTCTTCAACTTGAACAAACCACTTCCCGCCTATCAGCTTGGCAGGAATGTGACCATTAACGCACCACCGTTTAACCGTCGATCTGGACGGAGGCGTGGTGAATCGTTGCGTTCTCCATTCATGCAAAGGCATCAGCTGTTCAATTGGCATTCTGCTGCCTCCTGTGGTGGTTCTGGTACCGGCCGAACGCCTGCTGCACCTTGCGGAACAAAGCAGCGGCATCAGCGTTGTGGTCCAGTTCAGCTCGACTCTTGATGCCGCATGCCTCGCAAATGAACTCCCTGGCGTCGTCCTCAGTGTGCGTGCCATCAGGAATATCCATATTGAACTTGGCTCTGCGGCGGCGATCGAGCCAAAGGCGGAAGTCTGCACTTTGGCACAGCATGGCTGCGCTCCGTGCCAGTCGGCCGCCTTTCGTCTCGCTATCAAACCACTCTTTCAGGTGCTCAGCTTCACCAAAGATGCCGTTTTCAAACAGCTCGCGGCCACGCTGCAGGCTCACGCGCTTGCCGTTTTCAAAGAATATGGGCTTACCCTTCGCCCATGATTGAGATGCAGTCTGGTAGGTCATACATCCTCCCTGTTATCAGTTACTGCTCATAATTCTGGTGTTGGGCGTCCTTCATAAATACCAGCCAATGCGTTAGGCCGCTGCGTCCGGAAACTTGCCCGAATAGCGGCCGCGCCGGGGTCAATTCCAGCACATCGCGCAACTTGACGTGGGTTTCGTTCCACTTGAATACTAGGACGCCTTCTGGCTCCAAGACCCGAAAACACTCCGCGAAGCCACGGCGCAGGTCGTCACGCCAGTTGTCGGAGAGCTTGCCGTATTTAGCGGCCATCCAGCTTTTATGGCCTGCCCGCTCCAAGTGGGGCGGATCAAAGGCCACCAACCTGAAGCTGCCATCGGGGTAGGGCAAATCCCGAAAGTCCATCAGCACATCAGGATCAATCACCAGCGTCCTGGTTCCGTCTTGCTTCCCGTGCGATCTGTCCGTCACGGTAATGGTTTCGCGCCGTTGGTCACCATACACAACCAGTGGGTGATTTTTGTCGAACCACATCATGCGCGGCCCACAGCAAACGTCCAGCACCGGGCGCCTAACAACACGCTCGTTCGGAATTGCGGACTCGGTTGCCGCCATCTGTCGCAATAAGTCGGTGTTCACATCAACCTCCGTTCTTCTGACAGGGATTCAAACCGCTGGACCAGCCGTTCCAGTGCCTCTTGGTCAAATGCGTTGCGCAAGTGTTTGCGGGCCAGCTCGATCCGTTCGCGCAGGTGACGGATGATGGATTCATCGCTCCAGTCACCGGCGTCGAAATCCATCGCATCGAGCGCCAGGTATAGGGTGCATTCCAGCTGAGTGATGCGCCGGCTGTAGCGGGGGATGCTCTCCAGCTGCTCAACCGCCAAGGCGATATCGGTAGGCGCGTCGGTTTCGCCCTGTGCAGCAAAGCGATCGGCGAGTTGGTGCAGCCGTGTTATCAGTTCAATCATGGGAACCTCCTGTGTACCGCAGTACGCTCATGAAGCCCGGATCTTGCGGTGTGATCATGCCGGCATCGACTGCAGCGCGAACGGCACTGAACAGCCGCTTGGTTGTCCAGGGCTTGCCGTTCTCAGTCGGGCGCAGGTTGGCTGACAATTCCAACCAGGTGAGCTGCCGGGTGTTGTGTGAATCGCGCACCAGGTGGGTGACGATATCGGCATCGGTGTTGGTGTCGGGGGCAGTGGAGGGCGGCAGGCCGCCCTCGTTGCCCAGCAGGGAAAGCTGAGCTTCTTGCATCTACTTCGCCTCCTTGTATCGGTTGCGGACGTGCAGGCCTTCCCAGCGTTCCCATACCTCCCGGAAGCGGAGGTTGCCGTAGGGGATCAGCTCGTGCGGCTCCCGGTTAGCGAGGGTGCGCAGCTTGATCACGTCAATCGCTGCATCGAATAACACCGGGTCCAGATTGCCGAGGTCGGTTACGTCCAGGTGGAATTCGTTGCCGTTATAGGCTGACAGCAGCACCTGTGCGGCAGCACGGCCGCCGCTGGTGTCTGTCATTGCAACGGGCAGCAAGGCCGCGACTGCGTCGTGGTAGCGCTGCTCCCAGCATGGGGCATTCTGTTCAGTGCTCATATCTCGTCTACCTCCTCAACCCAGTTGGCCCGGGCGGTCGACAGGATCTTAGTCAGCCGTTTGCGCTGCTGAGTGACCCAGTGTTCAAGGTGCTCGGGGCACAGTTCACCGCGTTCGGCCTGGGCGAGTATGTCGGCCAGCATGATCCTGACGATTTGCGATCGCTCGCCGTTGGCGGCGTACATGCGGCAGCGCTCCAGCTCGTCGCCGCACTTCACGAACAGCTGCAGATCAGAGTGGCGATATTGGCCGCCGGGTCCGCCAAGCCAGTAGAAGCCGTCGGTCGGCTCTGGTTTCAGTGTCACGCGGAACGGCTCGCCGGTGTCCTGGCTGGCGTAGCTGCTGGCCGGGTGGATGCGTGCGTAGAACTCAGACATAACGCACCTCCTTTCCCAGCGGCTGCTTGTCGTCAGTCAGCTCGCGCTGGATGCGCTGCCAGATCTCCTCGCGGTGGATCTGCACATCTTCCGGCGCTTTGATGCCAATGCGCACCTGGTTACCGTGGATGCCGAGTACGGTCACTTCAATCTCGTCGGCGATGATCAGGGTTTCGCCTACGCGGCGGGTCAGAATCAGCATGATGCACACTCCTTGTCGGTTTTCTCAGTGGTAACGATGGTGAAGTCGATAGAGTCAGTCTCGAAGCAATCGGCTTTCAGCAGCTCGATGCCGCAGCTGCCGTCCAGCGGTGCCCAGCCAGGGGTGCGTTCGAACAGCCCCTTCAGCGCGTCCAGTTTCTTGCCTCGGCTCTCGGGGAATGCGTACTCGCCGAACATCACCAGCCAGGCCTCGGTGATATCGCCTTCTGTGTCCTGGATGCGCTCCAGGCCGTTGTTGGTCCAGGCCAGCAGCATGTCGCGCATTGACTCCAGCGTGACTTCGTCCTGCTCAATACGGACGGTTGCCTGCCAGCCGCTCCAGCTATGGACGACGGTAAAGTCCTTGTATCCAGCACTCATACCGCACCCCCAAAAAACTCTTGGTGAAAAGCCAGCACCTCGGCGGCGATCGCTTTCGGTACCGGGCGGATCTTCGGCGTGATCAGTTCACTGCCTTCAACGCGCACGGTCTGGCTGACTTCGTTCTCAGTGTCGAGCAGCTGGTACCAGCCATCTTTCGGGCAGGTGAACAGCTCCCAGCGGCCAACGCGGCCGAGCTCGAAAACGCGCTCGGGTTTGATTTCCATACCGGCGTTCACGTCGGCAACCGCCTTATCCAGGGCTACGTCCAGTTTGCGGTTCTGTTTGGCCAGCTGGTGGTTCTTGGCGCGCATCTCCTTGGCACCGGCGATCGCCTCGGCCTTTTCCTTCTGCAGGCGCTTCACCTGCTTGTGCAGTCGGTCGGGGTCCAGTGCCTTCAGCCGTTTCACCTCGGCCTGTGCCTCTTTCAGCTGCTGCTGGGTTTTGGTCAGCACGCGTGCGTTGGCGTTGTCCTGAACAACCAGGCGCTCCACCTCGGTCTGCAGTTTCTCCTTGTCGTCGGCCAGCTGGTTACCGGCTTTTTCGAACTCGTCGCGGGTGTCCTTCAGCTGGTGGTTTTCGCGCAACAACTTGCAGACCCTGTCGCGTAGTTCCTGCTCACGCTTGAGGCCTTCCGCGTTGCGTTCCAGGCTCAGCTTCTGCTCGTTGGCCATCATGGCCAGCTGCTCCTTCTGCTGCGCGATCTGATCCGTCAGCTCGACGATGTCCTGATCGGCAGCCATGTTCCAGGTGTCGTACTGGGCAACCTTGGCTTCCAGCTCTTTAATCCGCTCCTCCCGCAGGGCAATCTCGAACGACTCCAGCCGGTGGTCTTGCTCGGCCAGTGACGGCTCGGGGCGGTTGTTCAGTGACAGTCGGGCGTTCATGGGCGGTCTCCTTTGCGGGGCAGTTCCAGGGCCTGTGCACGGCGGGCACGGATGCGGCGGTTGAGTTTTTCGAGTGCGGACGGTGGCAGCTCCCGCAGGATCTGCATTGCGATCGCGCGCCCCAGGGCGTTAGAATCAAAGGCGTTGGTGTTTGCTTTCATCTGCTTACTCCTTCATGGCTCCCGGATGCTTGGCGGTATCGGGAGCCGCTTCATTTCAGGCCGTTCGGCCCGGTTCAATCTCGATCAAATACCCAACACTTCACGGTCTTTTCCTGCTCGGTGATCTTGCTGCGTACCGAGCGGTTGGACTCAATAAACTTGCGGGTCTTGCTGGTGCGCAGCAGGTGTTTCAGCGTGCGCATATCGGGGGCGCGCAGCTTGAACTCACCACACCAGCGCTCGAATTCCTTCAGGTTCACAGCAATCTGTTTGGCATCGGGGCCGAAGTGGTTCAGCTTGGGCTTGCTGCTGTCGCCGGTGCCTTCGATGTAGTCGAACGCCTCCCAGAACTCCGTCACCATCGGGTGGTCCGCATTCAGTGCGCTCTGTCGCTCCTTCGCCATCTGCACCACAAACTGACGCGCTTCGGCGATGATCGGCTCGGGCAGCAGGCCAAGGCCTTTCGCGCCCAGGCAATCGACCAGGGCCATCAGCTGGCCGTGGTTTTTGGCGATACGGTTCATGCGGATCTCGTCCAGCTGGAACAGGTGCTTCTCGTAGTGCCGCGAGGCTTGGTCGAACACCTCCATCAGCTTCTGCTCGGCGCGGGTAGCCTGCAGCAGGAAGCCGCTCACGCTCTCCATCGGGATGGTTTCAAGCCACTCGGCCGCAACCTTGGTCTGGGCAGTCTGGGTTTCACGCGTCACGGTGATGTGGGTGATACGGCTCAGGATCGCCTCGCTGGCTTCCACCTGCGCGTTCTGGCTGATCATGATCGCGCCCCGGAACGGCGGCTCGCGCGTTTCATTGCTGGTGGTCTTCATCCCCATGGAGCGAATCGCACGGCCGTTGAACGCGGTTTTCAGCTCGTCCCAGTCAAACTGCCCGGCCTTGTTCTTGTCGCCGCTGTCGCGGTCAGCCTCGATCAGCACCACCGGCATGTTGCTCACCTGCTCAAAGGCACGGTAGCGGCCAACCTTGGTGGCCTTGCTCGGGTCAAACCCTTCATAGTCGAAGCGGCCGCAGGCCTTCCACAGAAACTCGATCAGTGTCGATTTACCGGCGTTTGCTTCACCCACCAGCTCAAAGAACGGGAAGCTCTTGTGCTTCTGGCGGATCTGCTCAGCGAACAGCGAGCCCAGCCACCATGCGGTAGTGACCACACCCGCGCTGCCAAAGGCCTGTGCCACCTGGCTGGCCCAGTGGGGGTTGTACTCGTTCGCGTGGGTGTTGATCTGGATCTCGGGCGAGCCGGCCAGCGTTTTGAGCGACAGCCTGCCGAACTGGTAAAAGTCCTCATCGTTGATGGGCACCACCTTGCCATCCTTGATCGCCACCTGGGTGAACACGTACACGCCGTGCTCTTTGGTGTAGCCGATGTAATCAATCGTCTCGACGGTGCGCAGGCCGATCATCTGGTCCTGCATGATGCGGTCCAGCTGCTTGCCGCTGCCGATCCACCAGGCGTTTTTGATGCCCAGCAGGCGGTTCTTGAACTCGCTTGCACTGGTCAGCTGCTTGGGCGTGAAAGCGTGTTTGTGCACCGACTCGTCCGGCATCTCGATGCGGAAGTAATAGGTACTCTCGTCCGTGACTTCATTGCGCTGGAAGTAGAGCGGTGTGGGTACCGCGCTGCAGATACAGGCCAACACACCGGCGTTCTTCAGTGCTGCCTCACGCTGCTTGGGGCTCAGGCCTTCGGGGCCATCTGCATCGAACGAACGCACCTCGCGCTCATAGGCGTCCATGTCCAGCTTCCACCACCACAGCTTGCCGCTGTATTCAAACCAGAACTCGCGGCGCTCGCGGTGGTGATACATCAGCATCGCTTTCTCGGCCGGGCTCTTGGCCAGCAGCAGGTCGCCGTAGTAGCGGTACTTGTCCAGATCCTTTGTGCCCAGCCGATCCAGCTGCAGCAAGTCGTTCCAGTCGTGGCGGCGGCCATCCATCATCGGGATTTGTGCCGCTTCGCACGTCCAGCCACCGGCCTCGGCACGGTCGCGGTGCTTCAGCGTGGCCTTGCGGCCGGCGTGATCACCGTCCTGTGCCCACACCAGCGTGGGCAGCTTGCCGCCGGCGGGGATTTCCTTGCGGATCGACTCCAGCAGCAGGTCGATATAGTTGGCCGAACTCAGGTTCGACACCGCCGTAATGCCCACATGCATCAGCGCGATCGCGTCGAAGATGCCCTCGGTAATCCAGATCTCTTTCGCCTCGGCCAGCTCTTTCACGGTCAGGATCGGCGGCACCCAGGCCAGCCCCTTAAAGCCGCCAATAATGCGCGCCTTCTGTTTGCCGAAGCGCTGCGGCTTATCGAGCAGGCGTTCCCAGTGGCCGTTGGGCAGGGGGAAGCGAACGGTAGTGGTGCCCTGGTTAATGGTGTGGTCGTGGTAGAACTCTTGGGTGTACCAGCCACGGATGCGCATCAGGTCAAAGCCACGGCCGTCACGCAGGTAACCGTCTGCCACGGCGGTGGGGTTGGCCTGCCGTTCGGCTTCATCCTTCGGGGTGTAGCGCTCGGTCCAACTCTCGAACAGCTCGGGGAACAGGTCTTTCACATGGTGCTGGGCACCGCAGCGGTTCTCGCGGCCGCACTTCACCATCCAGGGCGCGTCTGCACTGGTGAACGCCTCACGCTGGTTGCATGTGGGGCACTCGATCTTGCTGATGTATTGCTTAACCACCTTGCCCTTGTGCTGCTGGGTCAGGCGGCTAACGATGTCGTCACGCAGTTGTGGATTCATGCCTGCTCGCCTTGTACTGCATCGTCCTGAAGGAGGTCGTCTATATCCATTTGCCTGCTGTTCTCGCGCTCGATCGCCGCCTGGCGAATGGCCGCGTCAGCCAGTGGCAGGTCAATCTCGGGGTTGGGGCAGCCAGACGGACTCATCGCGTGGGTGATCTCCATCTGGCCACGGAACGTCGCGCCACAGCCCACGTTGGTGCATTGCAAATAGGTGGACCGCAACAGGGGATGCATGGCCACTGAGTTGCGCACACGCAGGCCGTGATGGCAGTGCGGGCACCGGAGTTTGTAGACGCTTCCGCTCATGACTGGCCCCCTTCGTCACGCTCAAACCGACCGGCGGTTTCAGAGATGCCGTGCGTAGCCTGGAACAGGCGCATGATGTGTTTGTCGAGGCGAGCGCGTTCGGTTTCATCGATATCGCCGTCGCGCAGGGCGCATTCCAGTTCTGATATCAGCTGCACGGCACGCTTCATCAATGCGGTGCTGCTGTGCAGTACATCCAGATCAGCCGGGGCGGCAGGCACTGTTTCAGGGATGAACCACACGGCACCCACTTCAGCGCACAGGGCATCGAGAATGCGGGTGTCTTTGGTGATGCGCAGGATCTCCACCGCTTCGTCCAGCCGCAGGTGATGGCCGTCCTGATCCGGGTCCAGCTTCTTGCGCAGAGTGTCGGGGCTGGGATGGTTGCCCATCATCGCGGCGACGACAGGCAGACCGCCTTTGTAACTGTGAACGGCGTGGTAAACCGCCATTTGGGGAGTGTGAATGCCACCATGGCATTGGCGTGTCCGTCTGCTCATGTCCGTATCTCTTTTATATAGCCGTAGTTCAGAGGGGGTGACTGGGCTTAAATGAGTCCTGAGGGTTCAGCTTTTGCGGGACTCGATCGCCTCCTGAATCAGTCGAGCGCCCATGCTGGAGCGGGATCTATCTTCGTCATCCGCCATCTTGCTGACCTCGTCGAGCAGGTCTTTGGGCAAGACCACCTGCAGTGTGCGGCGGGGCCGGATTCTGTCGCGATTTTGCGTTGTGGTGTCTGTAGAGGGCATAGCCTAGAATTCCTTTAGTTATTAGCCGTTAATAACCGTTACTAACAGCAATGATTGCACTCGTTTGAGTGCATGTCAACAAAAGTGTATCCGAATGAGTGAAATTGGGGACCGGTTAAAGGAGGAAAGGGAGCGCCTTGGCCTGAGTCAGGAAGAGTTTGGTGCAGTTGGTGGAGTGGCGAGAAACGCCCAATCCAACTATGAAAAGGGCAAAAGGGCGCCCGATAGCGAGTATTTGTGTGCAATTGCCAGTGCCGGTGCCGATGTACTGTACATCCTGACAGGCACTCGAATGGATACATCAGTCACGGGGTTGTCATCGGATGAGGTAGAGCTGCTGGGCGTATACCGTGGCTGTACCCACCTTGGGCAGCGGCACCTGATGGCAGCGGGCAAAGCCTTCCAGTCGTTGGCCCTTGATAATCACAGTGTTGAATCAAAAGGCCCCGTTTATTTGGCCGCCGCTGAAGATGAAGGGACTTTTGGTTAGAAAACGCGCACGCACAGTATTAGACTGTTAGTAATTGTTATTAAGTGACAGGGAGTTGAACATGCAATTGAAGGGTATTTTGCTGGGCTTGCTGATGGCGTCGCCCCAAGCGATCGCTGCCGATCCAACCATTCCGTATGAAGTGATCAAGCGGGATGAACTGGGCAGCATCAAGCTCAGCCTTGATGTTCAGGTACCGCTGGTAGATGGGCGCCTGCCCAGCACCGATGAGCTGGGGGCGGTGTCTGAACACCTGGTTGAAACCTCGGCCAGGCATGATCGCACCTTCGTCAGCTTCTACCTGCCCGATATGAAAGTCGGTGCCGGCGCGTTCGCCACCGCCCACCACAACCCTGATATGCAGGTGCAGATTCAGGACTTCATGCTGATGCAGTACCCGCAGTACCTGGAACTGCTGGATCAGTGACATGACCAGCAACCTGCCGATCGTCACCATCACCTATACCGACCTCGGCGGGAACACCACCCGCCGCAGCGTCGAGATCCGATCCACAGACGACGAACGCTTCGAGGCGATCTGCCATAAAGCCCACGCCGTCCGCACGTTTCGTTTTGACCGTGTCTCGGCCGTTGAAAGCGAGGCCGGCCAGCCGATCGACCGCGATACCTGGATCAAGACAGTAAGCGGCAGTGATATCCCATACCGTGACCCAACGATCAGACGACCCCTGGAAGATGACGGCCGCATCAGCGTGATGTTCACCGGGCTTGGCAAAGCGCTGAAGCCCTACGCTGTGGCACTGGCGGAGCAGCACGATATGCGGGTGATCAAGTCCACCTTCAGTGCGCGGCTGGGTTTTTTGGTGGCGGGGCCAACTGCTGGCCCCAGTAAGCTGTCAAAGGCGCGGGATCTGGGGGTTGAGGTGATCAGCTACGAGCAGTTTTTGCAGCTGCTGGAAACCGGCGAGGTGCCGGAAGAATAGCTGGTATTCCTGTTAGCAATACGGAAATAAAAAGGACCTTTAATGAGATATTTAATCGCTTCCCTGCTGTTTGTTTTTTCAGCTGCAGCATCATCCGAAGTCTTGAGCGGACGAGTTATAAAAGTATCGGATGGCGATACAGTAACAAGTCTCAACATTGAAGGCCCTCAGGTGAAAACCAACCTTGCATCAGAGGACACTTTTGGAAAGTGTGGCTCGAAAAAATACTGCAAAGAAATGAGCAGCTGTGCAGAGGCTAAATTTTACTTGACGCAATGCGGTCTCAGTCGGCTCGACCGTGATGGTGACGGCATTCCATGTGAGTCGCTATGCCGATGATTATTGCTTCACCTCCATCTCCACCCTCACGGTGTACCCGCTCTCACTCAGCGAGTGCACCACCCGCTCCGTCACCCAGTCTGTCCCGTCGATATCCGGCTTAAACCCCACCACGCTCACTGGCGTTTCCGGGTACAGCTCGGCAATGCCTTCAGCCAGGTTCAGCGTCAGCTTGCCGCCGGCGCGCTTCATGCTGTGCCATTCCGCCTTGGCGGCACTCTCGGCCTCGGCCGCGTTGGGGTAGGTGTGGCGCAGCACTTTTGCGTTCTCGTCTGTGCCCACGGTTACTGTCTGCTGCTGCCCGGTGCTGGTGTCTTGCCAGTGGGCCTGCACGCCTGTGTAGTCGCTGTCACGCTCGGTGCGCTGGTATTGGTGTTGGTCGCCCTTGCTTCGGCTGATCGTGATGGCCGGGATGGCGCTGCCGCCGGCGGTGGTGCCGGTACCGGCGGGCTTGAACAGCAGTCGGCCATCCTTCACGGTGGCCACTGCGCCGTACTGTTCGCCCAGGCGGGTGATCAGGTTCAGGTCGCTCTCGCCGGTCTGGTCCAGGTGTGCGATCGGCGTTGCGGCCAGCTCGGCGTCAATCGACTGCTGCAGGCCATTGCGGCTGGCCACGGCACTCAGGATGTCCCCCAGCTTTACCCCGTGGTAGCTCTGCTCCCGTTTGCGCTTGATGCTGCCTTTGAAGTCGGCGCTGCGGGCACGCAGGGTCAATACATCGGGCGGCCCTGAATGGCTTACTTCGTCCAGGGTGAACCGCCCCTTGTAGACCAGGGCGTCTTTCCAGCCGATCCAGCACTCGATGGTGGCTTTCTGCGGTGGCATGGCCAGCAGGCCTTCGTGGTCATCCAGGGTAATGTCCAGCTGGTCGGCCTTGTCGCCGCGCTCGTCTGTCAGGGTCAGGTTGATCAGTCGGCCGTTGACCGTGGGTGTGATGTTCTGGCCGTTGACGATCAGGCGGTAACTGGGTGTGCGGCTGCCGCTGCTCATGCGGCTATTCATGCAACTACCTCGCTCGGATCGGTGATCAGGCCTACCTGGTCGATGCGGTTATCGTCTACGCGGTTCAGCGTCAGGCTGAAGTCGATGCGCCGGGGCAGGCCGTCAACGCGGAACAGGGTACCGGTCTCGCTGACGCCCTCGATCACCCACAGGCCATACACGCGGCCGGTGGCATCCACCAGTACGTAGGGCAGGCCCTGATCGCCCATGTAGCGCAGCGTATCCAGGGCGTTGCGATCGCCTGCCAGCTCGGGTGACAGCCAGCCGCTCAGGGTGATGGTGTCGTCGCCTTCGCCCACAAACTGGCGCGCAGGGCGCTGGCCCACGCGGTTGTTGGCGGCCCACCGCCAGTTGGTCTGCCGTTGCAGCTGTTGATAGGCGAGGGTGTTGATGCCCCATACAAACTGGCCCAGTGACATCAGCATGGTCAGTCCTCATCTCGTAACTGTGAACGGGTGGCGGCGGCCTGCTGCAGGTGAAGTTCCTGGATCTTGCGTGTGACCAGGTTGGCCAGCGCCTCTTCATCCATGCCGGGTGCCGCATGGATGTGGATCTCGCCGATGCTCAGGCTGTTGCCGGTACCGGCTGACTGGCGGGGTTGCAGGGCCGGGCGGTTGTCGAACTGGATGCCACCGGCGCCGGCCATTGCCGGTTGCGCCCCAGGTTCGTCAAGGCCGAGCTGTTCACCCACCCAGCCACCGGCCGCCTTGAGTTTGTCGAAGGCGCTGTTCTTCAGGTTGCCCAGGGCGTTGCGCAGCTTGCCGGCCAGCTCACGGCCTTTTTCGAGTAGGCGGTTGCCTATGCCTGCGATGCGCTCCAAAACGCCGCCTTCACCGTTGCCCAGCCCCTGCTGCAGGCCGCCCATCACATCACCGCCGTGCTCGGTGAACACACGGCTGGGGGAGTTGATGCCCAGCTTCTCCTTGAACCAGCCCGAGACGGACGAGGCGATGTTGGTGATTTTGTCCTTCACCGCCGTAATGCCGCCCATCAAGCCGCTGATCAGCCCCTGAATCAGGTTGGCCCCGAACTCGCTGAACTTGGCGGGCAGCTCGATACCCAGGGCGGACAGGCCTTTCTGGATCATCGAATACAGGATGCCCAGCGGGGACCAGTTGAGCAGCAGGGCGCCGACCCCGGCGATACCGCCGCTGAATGCCTCTTTCACCTGCTGCCACATACCGACAAAAAACGCCTTGATGGGCTCCCAGTTGCGGTAGATCAGATAGGCAGCGCCTGCGATCGCAGCGACAGCCAGGCCGATGGGGTTGGCCATGAACGCCTTGCCGACCCACATGATCGCGTTGCCCAGCATGGGCAGTACGGTTTTGCCCAGAGTGGTCAGAACAGTACCGAGCGCACCGCCCTTGAGCCCTGCGGCCACAAACACCCAGCGCATGATCGCCAGTGGTCCCATCAGTGCCGACACGGCCAGTGCCAGGGTGCCGAAGGTCACCAATAGCACACCGGCGACAACCGCCACCTTAGCGATCGTACCTGCCAACACCGGGTTCTCTTTGATCCAGTTACCGACTCCACGCACCATGCTAGTGACCATCTGAATCGCGCCACGCAGCGGGCCATCGTTCAGCTCTGTCAGCTCGATGGCCACATCCTGTGCCGCGCTCTTGAGCGACATGAAATCACCGGCCGCGTTGTCGGCTTGCACAGCGGCTGTGCGCTGAGCTTCACCGGTGGCATTCTGCAGCTCACTGATCAGCTTCTGCAGATCTCCGGTACCGGCCTGCTTGGTCAGTACGGCCAGTGCCGAGAACGCCTCTTCACCGGCGATCGCCTTGAAGCTGGCCGCTCGCTGCGCTGCGCCCAGGTCTTTGGTTTTGTCGTGCAGCTCGGTCAGCAGGTCGGTCATCGGCCGCAGGTTGCCCTGGGCGTCTTTGGTGCGAATGCCCAGCTCGGCCAATGCATCGGCGGCGGCCTTGGGTGGTGCCGCCATACGGCTGTAGATGGATCGCAGGGCGGTACCGGCCATGCTGCCCTGAATACCCGCGTCACCCAGTTTACCCGCCATGGCTGCGGCCTCTTCAAGCGTACCGCCAAGCCCTGACGCAACTGGGGCGACGTACTTCATGGTATCGCCCAGCATGGCAAGATCGACGTTGGCACGGGTAAAGGTGCCCACCAGTACGTCACCGGCTCGGCCCATGTCAGCCGCCTGCAGGTTAAAGCCAGTCAAAATGTTGGAGCCGATATCGGCAGCTTGCCCCAGCTCGATGCCTGCGGCTTTGGCCAGTGACAGCATGCCAGGCATGGCGTTGATGATTGCATCAGGGGTGAAGCCTGCCATCGCCAGATAACCTTGGCCGGCGGCTGCATCAGAGGCTGAGAACGAGGTGGTGGCCCCTAGGTCGCGGGCCTGTTTACGCAGTGCAATGTACTCTTCGGACTCTTTGTTCAGGCGTGTCAGTGCCTGAACCTGGCTCATGGCAGCATCAAACTCCATGCCAGGCTGAATGACCCGCATGGCGCCGTAACTGATTGTGCTGCCCATAGCGGCGGCACGGAAGCCGGCCCCGGCAATCTGGTTGGCCGTTTCTTGCGTAGCTGCGAAGCTGGCAGACGCGGCTTTCAGGCGTTCCTGTCGCTGAGTGAGCCGATCCAGCGCCTTCTGCTGCCGCCGCATGGATGCAGTCGCGGTATCAATGTCCTGGGACAGCTTGAGGTTGTGATGCGACAGCTGCTTAACATTGATCCCGGCTTCGCCCAGGCGTTGCCTTGCCGTTTTGAGAGTGTCGAGATGACGGATGTGCTTGTTACGCAGCTGGCTGACCCTGTCGCCAGCGCGTTCGAATTCTCGGGTGAGTTTGCGGCTGGGGTTGGCCGTCGCCTCGATCTCTCGCTGGAGGCGGCGGTAGTGTTCAGAGGCCGCGCCCAGCTCTGTGCGGCTCTGTTTGGTGGCACGGCTCAGCTGCTGGAATGAGCTGATATCTTTCTGCTGACGCTGTAGGCCGGCCAGTTGCCCTTTGGCGGCCTTGAGCTGCTGTGCGGTAGCGCTGCTGCCCCGCATCACCTTCTTCAGCGGGGCAGAGGCCTTGTCGATGGTGCTGAGAATCAGGTCCAGAGTCAGGCGCTTGTTGCTCACTTCTCGTCTCCCTCCCAGCGCTTGCGCGCCCGTTCTCGCCAGTCCATCAGTTCAACCAGTTCCATGTCGGCCATGTCGCTGGGCCGCCAGTGGAACACCATGGCGATGTCCGCCATGGCTTCGTCTACGCGGTCAGGAAGGCTTCTTCCTTCCGCTCCTTCTGCACGAAAAAACCCACCAGCTCCGTGCCCACAGCGGTCAAGTCGGCGGTGTCCATGTTGGCCACATCCTGTTTGGTCAGCGTCGGTGAGCTGATACGGGGCAGCAGCACCTGCAGGCTGTTGAAGTCCAGGTTCAGGATCTCCTGAAGACTGAGCCCGCGCAGTTCGCCTGATTTCGGCTTGCGTAGGGTGATCACGTCAATTACTTGCTCGCCGCGCTTGATTGGCTCATCCAGTTTCACGGAATAAGGCGGCAGCTCTTTTGGTTCAACGATGGTGACTTCGTTCTGATTCTGGTCAGGTAGTTCTTTTTTCATGGTATGCATCCCGTTGCAGTGAAAAAGGGCCGGCGCCTGGGGGCCACCGGCCAAGCCGTGAAGGGTTAGAGCCCGATTGCGCGGCGCTGGTCAGCCAGGCGGTCTACGCCATCGATCCGCTCGATCATGTTCATGATGTCGATTTCGATCACTTCGATACCGTTGATGGTCATCTTGTAGTAGCTGACCTCGGTGGTGACTTTGAACTGGCTGTTGTCACCCGGCTTGGCGGTACCCGGGTCGATGGCGCTGTGGCGGCCGCGCACGGTGATCTCGACCGCGTCGACCTCGCCGGTGTCGTCACGCTGGTAGGCACCGGCAAAGCGCAGCAGCACGCCATCGTGGCGGGTGATGCCGAATTGGTGCAGCGGCTCTCGCATGAGGCCGCCGCAGGTCCATTCCATGGACAGGGCTTCCATGCCGTGGTCCGTCTTGATGGGGGCATTCATACCGCCTGCCCGCCATTCCTCCATGATTCGGGTGAGTACAGGAGGGACAACCTCCTCAACCTGCCCGGCGTACGAGACGCCATCGTTGAACAGGTTCATGTTCTTGAGCTTACGAGGCAGCGCCATCGGTCATCCCTCCGTTATGCGTTGATCTGGCTGGCGAAGTCGGCCAGGTAGCGGTCGGTGATGCGCTGGCGGAACATCAGGTTCTCCAGCGGGGGCACCGGGGTGTAGTCGTAATCGATGTAGAGCTTGCCTGCCTTCAGCGTGGTCTCATCGTTCACGGTGTCGTCGTACCAGGCAGAGCCGTCGATGATGTAGCCCAGGGCCTTCCACTCGCGGAACTTGGCGTTGATGCCTTCGATGATGTCGCGGATCAGGCTTGCATGCATCGGCTTGTCTACCGCCCACAGGTGCGCCTCGGCCATGGTGTCGGCAATGACATGCGCGGTGCGGGTGTAGTTCTCGAACGCGAACAGCGGATCGATTGTGCAGGTGCGCGAGCCCCAGAAGCGGAAGCCGCCCCGGTTGATCAGCGTGGTGACTTCGGCCTCGTTCAAATAGCCCGCATCGGTCGCCGGGTTCTGCAGATCCCAGTAGATGTCTTTGCTGATGCCGGTGACGCCGTTCACGGGCACGTTGGACAGAGTTTTGTGCCAGCCGATCTCTTCATCGATCTTGGCGCGCAGACCCAGCGCACGAGCCGTGGCGAAAAGCGTGGTCTCGGCATTGGCAACGGTGTCCCAGCCCAAGAAGTCAGGCCAGATCACCATGCATTCACGGCTGCCGAAGTTGTCGCGGTAGGTGACAGCCTCTTCCTTGGTGGCGGCACCGAAGGCGCTGATGTACGCGAACGCGCGCATCTGCTCGGCAATGCTGACCAGCTCGGTCGCCACGGCCTGATCATCCAACCCCGGCACGCCCAAGATGCGGGGCTTCACGCCGAACTGACTCTCGGCCGCCATCAGCGCCTTCATGCCAGTGTACTGGCCCTCTGCTGTGACGGTGCCGATCAGGTTGGTGGTGGTCGCGGCCGCGTCGATACCCTCGGGCACGCGCACAGCCACGATGACGGGTTTGGTCTGGTCGGCGATGGCGTCCAGCGCCTTGGACAGCGTGCCGGTGGTACCCGCCTTGCCGATCGCTTCCATGACGTTGGTGATCAGCTTGGGTTTGTTCTCGGGGAAGTAGTCAGCGTCGGCATCTTCAGCGGTGGCAACCAGCCCGATCACGGCCGTCGATACGGTCCGGATCGGGCGGGTGCCCTCGTTGATCTCGATGACGCGGACGCCGTGATGGTATTCGGTTGCCATTGGCTCTCTCCTGCGGTTTGCGTTGCACTGGACTCAGTGTGCAGCCTCGCGCGAGGAGAGAGGAGGAATGGGGGGTGTAGGGTGGGGTTTTACATGGTGGCTAGTTGCCAGGCGGTGCAGATGACTTCGTTCCAGATGATTGTAAACCAGGCACCCCAGAAGAACAGCCAGGGCATGATCCAGTCGGTGAAGCCGGTGCGGTGGATGGCGACGTACAAGATGGTTTTAAGCTTAAATGCTTTCCATTCAGGGCCTTCTACTTCAAGAACCTCGGGAGCATGCTCCTGCCATTCATAATCATTGGTTGTTTTTGGAGGATCGTTTTTTATGTATGAAGTGCGGATCTTGAAGTAGAAAAGCCACTTTCCAAATAATCCATCAAATATAATGTCATCCAGTTTGCCTCTTATACCAGTGTTCGTATTGGGGACTTTTGAGCTGTAGGTGGCCATTATCTCCCGCAACGAAGGCTTGATATTAAGTTCGTGCAAGCTGGACTTTTCTTCGATTAAAAACTTTCTGATAGAGGAGAAGAAAGGGCCAGAGTATTCTGAACTGTACTGATAATACCGCCACGCATAATACAGATACATCACAAGAATCATCGACTTCAGCTGCCATGCATCCAGCGTGTGCAGCCCCAAGTTCTTCAGCAGTCCGATCTCGTTGAAATCCCCCGGCCCCATGTAGAACAGGATAATCCCGATGCAGGTGATCATCAGGTTGCGCCGCTGTCGATAGACCTTCTCTTCCATGCCCTGTCCCTCGTGTCCTGTTGAACGGGCAGAGTACCGCATTCAGGTGGCGGGCTGAATACCTGCAGGCATTGGGGCGAGGTACGGCGACAGCAGCAGATCCCTCGGGGTGATGCGGTGGTGGCCAGCACTGCGCAGCAGCGGATGGCCGGTGGACTCGAACGCCCAGGCGACCAGCTCGCTGCAGAACCAGCGGTCGGGTTGTTGCCAGTTGCGGCGAGCGATCAGCCCTGCGATCGCGGACCAGTCGTAGGGTTTGCCCAGCTGCTCCAGGGCGGCATCGATAACGCGGCTGGGTGCATCGACGGTGAGGCGGGTAATGGCCGGGAACGGCTCAGGCTCGCGGATCGCCACGCCACCATCACTCCTGGCCCCCAATAGACGGCCGTCCGGCAGTACCAGGTCAACATGGGAATACGGGGACCAAGTAAACCGCCGGACCAGCCAACTGGCTGGCCCGGTACCAGTGCTGAATTGCAAGGTGATCATAAGCACCTCCTGAACACCACGCTCCCCAGCACCCGCCGGCGGATGGTTTCGCTGTTCGCGTGGTTCGCATGAGCCACCCATGAGGCGATGCGCTGGCGGATCTCCGTCGGGGCGATCAGACCCCTGGCGTACTGCCACTCCATCTCCCGCATCCGCCGCTTCATGCGGCGCACTGAGTCCTTGCGCAGCAGGCGCTTGTGCGGCCAGATCCGGTAACCCAGGAAGTTCACACCCCGGCTGGCAGGCAGCACGCTGGCCTTGCTGAAGCGCATCCCCATACTGGCCAGCTTGTCGTCGAACGCCTGGCGAAGCTCCAGGGCCTCCTCCTTGGTCCGCACCAACACCACCATGTCGTCCATGTAGCGCGCATAGCGGCGCAGGCGCAGGTCACGTTTGGCCCACTGGTCGATGCGATTGCCCACCAGGTTGGCGATCCACTGGCTGGTCAGGTTGCCCACGGGGATGCCTACAGGGTCCGGGTCCGCCGGGTCGGCGGTGCTGTCGATGATGGCATCCAGCACACTCAGGGCGGCCGCGCAGCGGATGCGGTCGCGAATCACCGCCTTGGCCTGGTCGTGGCTAATGGAGAAGAAATACTTGCTGACATCCATTTTCAGCACCCAGGTGTCGCCGCTGGCGACCATGCCGCGCAGCCACTTCTCGACGCGATCCGCGCCCACGTGGGTGCCCTTACCGACGCGGCAGGCGTAGTTGTCGAAGATCATAGCCCGGTCCCAGATCGGGCCGGTGATGTTGCAGATGGCGTGCTGCGCCACCCGGTCCCGATACGGCGCCGCCAGGATCTCGCGGCGCTTTGGTTCGTACACCACAAAAGAGCGGTATCGGCCCGGAGTGTATGTACCCCATAGCAGCTCCATCTGGAGCGCGCCCAGCTCCTCCCAAAGATTGGCTTCGAAGGCCGCCACCTCACGGCGGTCGCGCTTACCGCGACGCGCCAGGCGGTGCGCTTCCAGCAGGTTGTCCCAGTCGATGATCTGCTCGATCAGTCGCTTATTCTTGCTTCCCATGTGTCGTCCATTTGATTCAGGGCGCCCGGGAGGGGCTTTCGCTCGGGGCTACTCACGCCGCCCGGGCTATCGTGTTCGGCCCGCCGGAGCGGGACCGGGATAGATCGGCTGACCCCCTGTTAGGGATCTCAGGTGACGGCAACACCGTTGCCGCCCTCTCTGGTATTGGTGGTCACAGACGCAGCGCAGGCCCACATTGCCATTCGCGTTCCACGGATTCGCGTTGGAGTTCAGGCAGCGAGAGCCGCAGCGGACACCGTTGTCGAATTGACCGCCGCCAATGAAGCAGCGCCAAGAGGCGTCGAAACCCGACCGACCCCTTAACGGTCAGGCGCCCAGACGCTGGCGCCAGGCGCCGATCATGGCGCCGATCTCGGATAGCTGCTTGCTGGCATCGCCCACACGCTTGATGCCCAGCAGCTTGCGTTCTGCTGCATGACGCAGCAGGGCGTGAAGGTATCGGACCTGTTCATCTGCGCGGTAAACCTTGCTTTTCTGATTGCTCATGGCCGCCTCAATCAGGCGCCGCACCAGCTCCCATAGCTCGTCCTCCAGCCGGATGGCGTAGCGGTAGCGCTGGTGTTTCGGGATCTTGTCGATGTGCGGCGCCAGGTCGATGATCAGCCGCTCGGCCTTGTTAACGATAACCAGACCCCGCTGTCGCGGGGCCTTTTCAGGGGTCATGGTCACAGGGCGTCACAGACGCAGCGCAGGCCCACATGGCCATTCGCGTCCCACGGAATCGCGTGGGAGTACAGGCAGCGAGAGCCGCAGCGGACACCGTGGACGAATGGACCGCCGCCAACGAAGCAGCGCCAAGAGGCCGCATCGCTCGCGCCGTAGACATAGCTGCGCATTTCACCGCGCGCAAAAGCAGCATCCTTGCCCACGTCCACGATGGACTTGTCCCAGCCCGTGCGGTTTTCCAGACCCAGGTCGTAGTGGTCGTCCAGCCACTCCCACAGGTTCCCGGCCGCGTCCACCACGTTGAACATGGAGACCGCCTTGGCAACAGCCCCGGTGTTGGTCGGCCCGGTGTTGGTCGTGGCGCTCCAGGCGGTGTCGTTGTTGCCGTCGTTGCCCTGGGGGGCGCCCTCGGCGTAGGTCAGGAACTCCTCGGCAGACGGCAGGCGTTTACCGGCATTGCGGGCCAGCAGGCGGAAATCAGTACGGGCGTATATGTCATCCTTAATCGGCACAGCGCCGTAACGGCTGACCGGGATATTTTCAGGCCAAGTGCCACTGCCCTCGCTGTTCAGGTAGATATCCACCCACAGCCTGCCGGGGATCACCTCCACCATGCCAGTGGGGTCGCAGGTGGGGCGGTGCTGCAGGTCCCACACGCTGTTAGGCACGATCTGCACCGCCGGCGCGTAGGCCGTGTCGTAGCGGTTGGCCACCGGGCGCACACGGCCGTAGTGGAAGCCGCCGAGTTTGCGACTACTGGCAGCGGCATACCCGGTCGGGAAGGTTGAATTCTTGGATGCAACCCATTGGGCAATACCGCTGGCATCCTGTACGGCATAGATATAAACATCGTCACCCAGGGCGAGTGACGAAAACGACCCATCTGAATTCAAAACCGGGTCCCAGTTTGGCGTAGCTGCCAGCAAATACCCGTTGGCATTGCCCCCGATATTAACCATGCCCTCCGGCAGATTAAGCGTGTTGCCCGAGCCCTTTTGTATATGCCCGAACAGAGAAATAAACCCAGCTGCCTGGGCGGGAATTACTATTTTATCGCCAGCGGCCATTTCAGCTGTTCTCCACAGTCGTAATCAGTTGTTCTACTTCGTCAAGACTGAACCCGAATCGATAGATCGTTGCTGCCGGATTCTCCTCTCTCCGCATCTGGCGGCGGACACCCTCTTCATCGCTGAGCACTATGAACGCAGGCGCTGCACCATCAGGCAACTCACCTTCCGCAAGCACGCGATCAAATTCGTAATGAAACCGGTTATCACGCAGAGACTTCAGAAAATCCAGGCCTCTGGATTTATTTTCGTCTGTGGCCCAGTCTGTACCCAAAAACCCAACAAGGTATTCAACATCAGCTCTGGTATTGATGTGTTTCGGATAGCCGTACATTTAAACCTCCTCTAATGCCAGGCAACCGCTGATCAATATCTGCTTATGCGTCATGATGCCTATTTTTTTGCTCATATTGGCGGCGAGCTTTTTCGATGTGACTGCATCCTGATCATCTTCACCCGCATCCACCTTTTCCTGAGTTGCCAGCCGAACGATACCCTGCACCGTCTCACTCGCCGGCGGCATTGCAAACGAGGTATCCCCGAACGTCAGGCTGTTCGCATCCAACGTGCCCAGCACGATATCGACAGCCAGCAGCAGTGATGAAGCGGCGGCTTTCTGCGCAATCGGGTTGACCGGGTCGGAGTAGACGGCGAACAGGGTGCCGCTGTCGGTGAACAGGCCGATCTCGTTGACGGTGTAAGCGTCACCGGTTTCGTCTTTGATGGTGACGTGGATGGTATCGGCTGAGACGACCTGCCCGGCGATGGTTGCCAAGCGCTTGGTTTCGGCGGTTAGCGCTGTCTGCTCAGGCGCTGGTTCGTACTGGCCGGCACCGAGGCCGATCTCGGCGATGGTAACCGGGCCGGTACCGGTGTTGGTGGCGTTGATCACTTCGGCTCGGCCGGCGTCTGTGATGGTGATCTGCAGCGGCATGTTATGCCTCCTGTAGTGTCAATCGGGTGTAGGTAACGGGGCGAGCAGCGCCCTGCAGGCCCATGCCGCCCTGGAAGGGTTTCTCGGTCAGGCGCAGGCGGGCAAACGCAGCGGTGCGGATGATGCCGCCAAGGCCCAGCCCGCCGGTGGCTGACAAGCCTGCGGTAAACGTGAAATGCGATCGCACGGGCTTGGTGCGGCTCACTTCACTGATGATGTCTTCCTGGTACTCGGCTGTTGCCGGCACGCTACCGCCCAACGTCAGGACCAGCTCGAATGTGTGCGGCGTACTCACCGGTTCTTTCTGCCACCACTCGCGCATGGCAAGGCCACCACCGAATGACTCAACCACATCGCGCACCGATTGTGCGGTGCCTTTGCGGCGCTGAATCTCGATCGCCTGACGGATCCGCTGCCGCTTCACGGCCTCGGGCCAGTAGTCTTTCCAGGAGTCGATGGACAGCGCCCATGCCAGCCAGGGCAGCAGGTCAGCCGGGCAGGTATCTGGGTTCCAGAGCGTGCGCAGCGGTACCGGCAGATCGGTGGTGCGCTCGGTGGTGGCCTCGATCGCGTGTTCGGTGTCGGTGGCGTTAGGCGGCAGCAGGCTACTCATCGACGCCTCCGTTGGTCAGCGTGATCGCCGTGCAGTAGGTAGCCTGCTGACGGTCCACGACGATATCGGCGGCTGGCGATACCAGATCTACACGCTGCACGCCCGGCTGATGCAGGGCGGCGTAGATGCCGGACAGGGTCACATCACGGCCCAGTGCATGCTGCTCGGCAGCGTAGGCCTCGGCTGCCGCCTGTGCGGCGGCCATGACTTCAGCGCTGCCGGGACCGGCGTAGAAATACAGGGTCGCGGTGATCGCGTAATCGACGATTGCGGCGCTTTGTACGGTGACGTGATCAGTCAGCGGTCGCACGGATTCGGCGGACAGGGTCGCGTCCACGGCATCGAGCAGCGCCTGATCGGCGGTGCCGTCACCGGTGCGGGACAGGACGGTTACCACCACATCGCCGGGAGTCGGGCTGATTGCACTGGCATCGAGCACATCACCATCGGCGCTGAGCGCGTGGAATATGTACGCACCCTCCGGGCCTGCGGTGCTGTAGCCTTCCAGCGCGAGGGTGATGCGGCGGCGGTAGTCCTCGTCCGCTTCGTATGTCGCCGGTACCGGCGGCACTGCATCGGGATCGCCAGCATCGATCAGCAGGCGGGTGACGCCGAACAGGGCGCCGAGGTTGTCCAGGTCGGTGCCCAGGGCATAGGCGAGCATGTTGGCCTTGGCGGCCTCGTTCACGCGCTGGCGCAGCACGGTCTCGCGGAACGCGCACACTTCCAGCAGTTTCACGGCCGGCTCGGATTCCAGTTGCAGCACATCAGCCAGCGAGGCATCGCGGCTGATTAGATCGGCTTTCATCTCGGCGAGGATGGTCTCGAAGTCGATCACCTCGATAACATCAGGGACGGGCAACTGGGCGAGATCGATTGCGGTAAAGCCTCCGCTCACAGGCCACCTCCAATGCGTGCTGTTGTGCTCATGTCGTTGTTACCCAGTCGGCCCGCCACTTCCACGGTGGCACCGGCCGGGGTGTTGTATTCCATGGTGATCCGGCTGATCTGAAAGCGTGGCTCCCAGCGCATCACAGCAGCAGCTGTGGCGGCATACAGGCGCAGCAGGGTGGTCTGATTCAGCGGCTGGTCGATCAGTTCGGGAATGACGCTGCCGTACTCGCGGCGCATCACGCGAGAGCCGACTGGCGTGGTCAGAATGTCGCCGATGCTTTGGCGGACGTGGTCTTCCAGGGTGTCGATGCCGGTGCCGGTGGTTTTGTTCAGGCCGATCACTGGGCACCTCCGGTAGTACCGCCGCTGTCGCCCGGGTGGGTGTGGCTCTTCAGGCTTATGCCATCGGCGGTCAGGTCGCCACCGGTGATCTTCACGTTACCCTGGATGGCGGCGGCCGAGCCGCTGCCACCACTCCCCGCCATGCCTGCCAAGTAGGTCAGTAGGCCTTCAACGGTGAGCTTGCCTTTGACAGTGGTCTGGGGGCTGTCGATGGTGACCAGTGTGGGGGTCTTTACGGTCACGTTGCCCACGCAGTCCGCCGTCAGGTGATGGCTGCTGCTGTCGTACTGGATGACCGTGCCGTCATCGAATTTGATCAGGTCGATATCCGGGCTAGTACTCGGCGCATCGAGCGCGCTGGTATACAGAATCTGGATGATCACCGCCTGAGCCGGGTCACCAGACGGGCAGGCCAGCACCACCTGAGTGCCGGTGCGCAGCGGTCGCCAGCGGCGGTAGTTGCGCCCAACCTCGGCAGGCCACGGCAGCCAGCCGGTGAGTAGGCCGCCGGTTTTCACACGGAGCTTGCGCGCAGCGTGGTCCACCTGGTCGATGGTGCCAAGGCGGATCAGTGATTCAATGCGGCGGTTCAGGTCGGCGGTATTCATACCCCGATAATGCACAGGCCTCGCGCGGGAGTAGAGCGAGGGTGTGTGTAGACCGGGGTTATACAGGCATCAGATGAGATGCTGGATCAGCAGGTCTTGCACCAGGTCGATATCGTCCGGTGTCCAACCGATCAGCTCGCGCTGTTCGTATTTCACATCGGGGCCGTTCTTGGCCACGCGATCGCGCAGGCCGTAGTGGTGGACGCGGGCGAGTTTGGCAATATCGCCGAAGAAGCCGACGCTGACGCTGTTGGCGTTGTACTTGGCTTTCAGGTACTTGGTGGTGCGCAGCTTGGTGAACATCGCTTTTCGCCGTACCCGGCCGGTTTTGGCTTGCCCGCGTCTGGGGGCATAGGCGCTGCCATCGGGGTTGCGCTGGTCGGCGATGCGCTGGCGTTGCGATCGGCGCAGTTCGATGGAGATTGTGCGGGCCAGGCGCTTGCGCTCGGCCGGTTCCAGCTTTTCAAGCAGCGGGGTTGCCCAGGTCTCCAGCCGGTTGAGATCAGCCACGGGTCAGCAGCTCCCCGTTGCCGTACAGCTGCAGCAGTTCTTCAGGATCGGGCAGGTTCCATTCCGGAACCGGCTCGGCCGGGTGGTCTGTGGTGTAGTTGCCATCTTCGCCACGAGTGACCAGCACGCGCTCGGTCAGGGGCATGGTCAGGCTCAGGTCGATCTTGTCACGGGCGATGATGTCCGCCTCAAACTGGATGGCGTCTGACTCCATTTCGGGCTGGCTCACTTTCACCCACGCGAGCAGCGGCACCATGATGTTATCGGCACTGGTGGCAAAGTCGGTGACGATCAGGTTCAGGGTGTACTGGTATTCGAAGTGCAGGCTGGTTTGCAGCCGAGCCTGCAGGTTGCCCCGGTCGATAAAGATCTGCAGCTTCTCGGGGTTTTTCTTCAGGTCGCGCACGCTGGCCAGTAGCCAGTCACGCAGTTCAGCGGGTTTGCGCACGGTCTTTCTCCTGGCATTTCACGAAGGCATCGATCTGGGCGGCACACAATGCCCAGTCCTCAATGGCACGGTCGAGGTCGGCGTCCAGGTCACTGTTCCGTGTTGGGCTTGATGCCCTCAGCGTGCAAGGCTTCGCCTCGGGACAAGAGCCACTGGTGATAATCACCGGCGCCGGTGAGCGCGGGCCGCTGCTGCAGCCGGCGAGTGATATCAGGCAGAGGATTATCAGCCCACTGGCGGTACTGGTCATTTTCACGTTTCAGCTCCCGGATTTTGAGTTGCTGGGCATCCAGCTCGGCGGCCATGGCTTGCTGGGTGGATACAAGGCGCAGGCGTGCATGCTCGCGTTCGGATACATCAGCACGCAGCTGGTCGATGGTGGCCAGCCGATCGGCGGCAGACTGTTCAGCAGTAGCGGCACGCGCGGCCTGATCCTGCACCTGTTGGTACTGCCAGAGGTTGGCACCCAGCAGGGCGAGGATGACGGCACCAGTGATCAGGAGGCGGGTCATGACGCTTGCTCCTGTTCCTGGTAACGGGCATAGGCCTCAGCCAGCCGGGTGTCGTACTGGTTTTTCTTGTAGCCGGGGCCGTTGTAGCGGCGGGCGAACCCTGCCCAATCCTTGGCCTGCAGGGCAGTGAGCAGATCCGCGTCGGCCTGGATGAAACGCACGAAGGTGCCCAGCTGGTTGGCTTCGGTTGTGCGCTGCAGGGCAACGAAGTCGTCCACGCTGTCGAACCCCAGCCGCTGCCAGTGGAAACCCATGATCTGGAACAGACCCCAGCTGCAGGACTCCAGCGCGCTCGGCGCGTGGATCTGGCTGGCGTTGTTCAGGCGGAAGTGCTCGGCGCTGAGGCCTCGGTACCCGCCGGGTGTTTTGTTGATCAGGCCGGGGTAGCGGGATGCAAGAGCAGCAACATCGGACTGATTGAAGCCGTTGGCGAGCAGGCGGCGGCGCATGATGTGGCGTTCAAACAGGACCACCACGCGGCCATCGGGCAGAAAGCCGGTGCCGCGGCTCTCGACTTCATACACTGCTTGAACAGCGGCTGTATCGATATCCAGCATTTTGCTGGCTTCAGCAATATGGTCGCGGTTGATGAAGCGGTGCGTATCCTGGCCGAGCAGTGCCGCCTGGGTTTTAGGCCCGACAATGCCGTCATCCATCAGCCCCCGAGCGCGTTGGAAGGCGCGCACGGCCGCATCAGTGGCCGGGCCGAAGTCGCCATCCACGACCAGGTCATACCCGGCAGCCTTTAGGCGCTGCTGCAGCACCCGCACTTCATAGCCTTGGGTCTTGAGTCTCAGTTCCACTGGTGCCCCCTTGCGAGTCGGATCAGTTGAGCGATGTTGCCGCGTGCGTACCAGGTGGCGGCGGTCAGCAGGCAGAGCATCAGGATGCCGATCGGATGGATCTGGGTGCTGCTGATTTTGCCGGTGACGATGCACAGGGCGACCGAACCGGTCACGACAATCACCAGCCAGGCCAGCAGTGACACATGCCGTTTGAAGCGGGCCGCACCGCGGCGGTAGAACAGCAGCCGCAGGCAGGTGCCGGCGGCGCTGGCGAATACGATCAGGTCGAGAAGGTTCATTTGCGCAGCCCCCGAATCAGGTTGATCAGGTTCACGTCTTCCATCTGCCGTACCACCGGCAGGGTGACTGAGATGCACAGCACGCCGCCGAGGAATCCGGCCACGCCGCTTTCCTTGATGAAGGTAAGGTTGATGATCTCGGGCGCGGCGATGTAACCCATGGTCAGGCTGATCAGCAGGTACATGGCACGCACCCAGTGGCGCAGCTCTTTTGCTGACATGACGAACAGGGTGGCCCCCGCGAACGCACCGATCAGGGCATTGCCATCAATGCCAGGAAAGATGGCGGCCAGGCCGATGCCGGTGGTGGCAACGGTGATCGCGGTGGTAGTGCTGGGCTCTGCCATGGGGCTCTCCTTAATCCCAGAGTTGGAGCGTTTTGGTGACCGGCGTGCTGTCTGCCAGGGCGGGCAGTGTGATCAGGTGGCCGTGGGGCAATACGGGGCCCAGCTCGCACAGGCCGGGGTTGGCGGCATAGACCTGCTCGGTGACGCGGCCGGTGCGGCCGTAGTGTCGCCAGCAGATCAGGTCGACGGTGTCGCCTTGCTGTGCCCGCACCTGAGTGGCCATCAGATCAGCTCCACCGTGGTGCGCTGCCGGCCGCTGATCTGGCGGATGGCCAGAATGGCCTGACGGCGGTACTGGTCGATGGTTGGGTCGAGGTTGTCAGCACGGTCGCCACCCTGCAGGGTGCTGTCGTAGTCGCGGTAGCGCTCGGTCAGCTCGGCCTTGGCGAAGTTGTAGACGGCGCGGCGGTACAGGGTGAGGTTGATGCTGTCGCCCCCAATCTCGTCAGCGGGTACGTCAGCCAATGTGGTGTGACCGGCCAGCACCTGCTTATCCTTCCAGGCTGTCAGATCCGCATTCGTGTCGATGATGCCGTTGATCAGCGCTTCGCGCAGACGCTCTGACGTGACCTCGGAGCCGATCCGCATCACCGCGCGGCAGTCGGTCAGCGAGATGGCAGGCCAGAAGGCGCTGTTGACGATATCGGGCTCTTCGATACTGGGTGAGTTGGCGACGAATCCGGTCATGGCTGGTCTCGCTTTGGTAGGTGGGCGGTGGAGGTGCGCATCAGCCTGGGTAAACCCTGCATCAGCACACCTGCCGCCCGACGCGTTGGGACGCTCGGTTAAGCCTGCTCTGAATCAGAGCCGGGCTTGTTCTGTTGCAGCTGCTTTTCCAGCTGCTTGATCTTGGTTTTAACGCCGCTGCGGTCGTCGTAGTCGAAGGCGACTTTCAGGTGGTGCAGCGCTTCAGCCGGGTCGGAGGTTTCCAGCACAATGCCGATCGCTTTGTGCAGCTTCGCTTTCACCTGGTCGGGCATGTCGTGGCTGGCCGTCAACACGCCCACCTTGCGCAGTACGTCCTCAGGGACGGCATCGTTGTTGACCAGCACCGCCTCGGCGAACTGCTCGGCCAGTAGGCAGGGCAGCGAGCGGCTGAATGAATCGGCCATTGTCAGGTTGTGACGCATGGCGTATTCGGCCAGCGTCAGTGCCCCATCGTATTCACCGGCATCAATGCACCAGAGCATGAGGGTGGTCAGCACATCGTCTTGAACGCCGGCATCGGACTCCAGCACGCCTTTGATGTACGGCTCATAGTCCGGCAGCATTTCGCGCTTGAGCTCGGCACGAGCCTTCATCGACTCGATACCCTTCAGGCGGCGCTTGTCCTCGTACAGTTTGGCCAGCATCAGCTCGTACTGGCTGGCATCTGGGCGTACCTGAGTCTCGGCGGCCTTGGCTGCCTCTTCGGCAGCCTTGACGCGCATGATGTGGCGTTTGGCGGGTGAGATCATGTCAGTCCTCCCGATCAGTTACTGGATCCGGCCCTTAAGGGGCCGGGTTCACAGTGACGATGTTTTCGATCAGGCAGCCGCGGCCATAGTCTTCAACCACGTAGTCATCGTTGGATGACTGGTAGTCTTCGATACGGTCGCGCTTCGGATTGTCCATGATGTGCCGGCGGCGCTTGCCCTCCTGGTAGTACAGGGAGAGGTTGTCCAGCGTGGTGATCATGATGGCGTCAGCCGGGAAATAGGGCACGGCTACTGCCGGCAGTCCACCTACGCGCTTCTGACTGATGACCATATCGGCGGCCAGAGTCTCGGTCGGGGCGTGGTTCTGATTCACGATGGGAAAGTACTTGTCGTGCAGCAAGTCACGGCCGAGGATCGCCACCAGTGATGGGTCTTCCTGATACCACGGCTCCAGAAGGCTGGCACGGGCATCGTAAACCAGTGCATCCAGGTGCTCGTAGTCGCCTCCGGTGTAGGCGCTGATCACGCCAGCGCTGGCACCTTCAACCATGACACGAGCAGCAGCATCAGTGCGGTACTTCTGAAGCCAGCCGATGTTCACGTCCTGCAGCAGCGGGTTGGCGGCGCGGTCAGAGGTAGCAGCGTAGCTGGTACCATTAAAGCCGATCATCATGCGGTCAAGCGCCTGACGCTTAACGATTGCCATTGCAATGCGCTGCTGAAAATCTTTGAACTTGGCCCACATATCCAGCGTGGCATACCGGATATGGGTATCGAAGTTGTTCTGACGGCAGTGGTAGCCCTTGTTGTCGGTTTCGTGCGGATCCTGAGTCTCACGATCCTGGGTGGTCGTGTCAGTGTTGCTGGCAATGGTAGTGCTCACGCCCACACCGACTTTTTCACCCTGCTGTTCTTCCACCGGGATCATGTTAATGCTCTGCAGGAAGGCGGATGACTCCTGCATGGCGTTTTCCAGCGTTTGCTGGATAGTCGGTGTGGCTGCGAATTTAACAGTGGCATCGGGGATGCCGTTCAGCTGCGCCTGGCGTTCCAGGTAGGCATTGAAGCGTTCACGGGTATCGTTGCGCATGATCTATCTCCAAATCGTGTGGTGGTGCGGTCCCTGTTCGGTGTTCGCCAAGTTAGAACTCAGCTAACAGCTCACCTTTGCCACCATCGGCAGCTGGGCGCTTTTTAAAATTGGGTGTTTTATCGAGGGCTGTTTCGAGCTCCTCAATCTTGTCCATGGCTGACTGCAGGTCGGCGCTCAATTTTTCGAGCTGGGTGCTGTGATCGGTGCCAGTACCTTTGCCATTTGCGAGATCGGCGAATTGCTCCTGGAGCTTCGCGACTTCACCTGCTACGGCTTCAATGGCGGCGGTGTAGTCGGCATCTTTTTCGGTGCGCTGCTCCTCAGCCTTGCTGAACAGCTCTTTCACGCGATCGAGGATGGAAGTGCTGGCTTCAAACTCCAGCTCGACTTCACGGGCGGCGCTGAACACGTTCTCGGGCTTCTGCTTGCGAGCATTCAGCGGATTCTTTTCAGCCTGAGTCGCTGCAAATTCCAGCATTTCAGTGCCCAGCGAGGCAGGGGAGTCGGTCACGGCCAGGCCGACCAGGTACGCTTCGCCCTTATCCGCAAAGTTGTGGTCGATTTCCATGCTGGTGTAGACCTTCTTGCGCTTTTTGTTCAGGGCGATCAGGTCATCGTTCGGGGTGATCTGGGCGTACAGGGCCACCTTGTCTTCGCCGTCAATCTGGATGGTCTCGGTCTTCAGGGCGGTCACATCACCGAAGGCGCCGAAGCTGCTGTCCGGCGCCATGCCGCGCACATGCTCACAGTTGACGCGGGCACCGTACTTTTCGGGGTTGTAGTTCGCGGCCATCTGCGTCAGCCACGCGGCTTCGATTTTGCGACCGTCCGTGGTGTCGCCTTCAACACCCACGCGGAACCATTTGCTCTTCAGCTTCTTGGCCATCCGTCTGTCCTCTTTTGTCAGCTGCTGCTGTTCGTTTCTGTAGTGGACAGGGTGGGCGTATGCGCGCGGGGACTCAATTCGTGCTGTATGTATAGCCAGCGCTTACATGAGGGAGAACGGGGAGGGAGGCGGTTAGATCGCTACTCTGGCGGCATGAACACTATGACAGACGCCACTGAATTGGACCCGCGACGCCTTGCCAGACTGCTGTACTGGCAGGGGTTTCGCGTTGCCCGCATCGCAGAGCAGCTGGGCGAGAAGGCGGCCACGGTGCACAGCTGGAAGAAGCGCGACGCTTGGGACGAAACCAAACCGATCGAGCGGTGCGAGTTCGCCATAGAGGCTAGACTGATCCAGCTCGTAATGAAAGACCCCAAGGAAGGGCGCGACTTCAAGGAAATAGACTTGCTTGGTCGCCAGATCGAGCGTATGGCCCGGGTGCGCCGGTACGAACAGCCCGGCGGTCACGAGGGCGACCTGAACCCGAAAGTGACCAACCGCAACTCGGGCGAGCGCCGCAAGCCGACCAAGAACGAAGTCACGGATGAGATCGCCGAGCAGCTGCGCGCCGCCTTCTTCGATGAGCTGTTTGGCTACCAGAAGCACTGGTATCGTGCCGGCGAGCAGCACCGTATCCGCAACATCCTCAAGAGCCGTCAGATCGGGGCCACCTACTACTTCGCCCGCGAAGCGCTGCTCGATGCCGTCGAGACTGGCCGCAACCAGATCTTCCTGTCGGCATCCAAAGCACAGGCCCACGTCTTCAAGGAGTACATCCAGGCATACGCCCGCGATGTAGCCGACTGGGAGCTGACCGGCGATCCGATCGTGCTGTCGAACGGTGCCACGCTGTACTTCCTCGGCACCAATGCCCGCACCGCCCAGAGTTATCACGGCAACCTGTATTTCGATGAGTACTTCTGGACCTACCGCTTCCAGGAGCTGCGGAAGGTCGCCTCCGGCATGGCGATGCACAAGAAGTGGCGGCAGACCTACTTCAGCACGCCATCCAGCCTGAGCCACGACGCATACCCGTACTGGTCCGGCGAGCTGTTCAATAAGCGCCGTAAAAAGGGCGAGCGGGTCGATATCGACACCAGCCACGCAGCACTGAAAGACGGCAAATACTGTGACGATGGCCAATGGCGCCACATCGTCACAGTGGAAGATGCGGTTGCCCAGGGCTGTGACCTGTTCGATCTGGATCAGCTGCGTCTGGAGTACAGCGAGCCGGAATACGAAAACCTGCTGATGTGCCAGTTTGTCGACGACAACAAGAGCCTGTTCGGCCTGATGATGATGCAGCGCTGCATGGTCGACAGCTGGGAGGAATGGAGCGACTTTAAGCCGTTCGCACCCAAGCCAGTTGGCAACCAGCCGGTGTGGATCGGCTACGACCCCAACGGCGAAACCGAAACCGGCGACAACGCAGGCCTGGCCGTGATCCTGCCGCCCAAACCACCGATGGTGAAGTATCGGATCATCGAACGGCGTCAATTCAGAGGGCTGGACTACGAGGACCAGGCAGAACAGATCCGGCTGATGACGCTGAAGTACAACGTCACCCACATTGGCATCGACACCACGGGCATCGGCTCATCCGTTTACCAGCTGGTCCGCAAATTCTTCCCGGCAGCAGTGCAGTACCAATACAACCCCGAGGTGAAAGGCCAGCTGGTGATGAAAGCCTATCAGCTGATCAGCAAAGGGCGGCTGGAATTCGATGCCGGTTGGGTCGATATCGCACAGGCATTCATGGCGATCAGGAAGACCACCACGGCCAGCGGCCGTCATATCACGTTCATGGCCGGGCGCAATGGCACCACCGGCCATGCCGACCTTGCCTGGGCTGTGATGCACGCCCTGGCGAAAGCCCCCCTTGAAACCGATGGCCCAACAACGGGTGTCGGCAGCAGCAGGATGGAGATGTTCGAATGAGCGAGACAGCAGAGAAAAAGCCAGGCATTGAGGCATTCAGCTTCGGCGACCCGACACCGGTACTCGATAAGCGCGAGATCATGGATTACATCGAATGCCTGCGGATGCAGAAGTGGTACGAGACGCCGCTGTCATTTGATGGGCTGGCCAAGTCATTCAGAGCGGCAACACACCAGTCGTCCCCGATCTACTTCAAGGCCAATATCCTGACCAGTTCGTTCAAGCCCAACCGGTTGCTCAGCCGTCAGGCCTTCAGGCGCTGGGCACTGGATTACATCATCTTCGGCAACGGCTATCTGGAAAACCAAACCAGCATCGGCGGACGTTCGATGAAGTTGGAGCCTGCACTGGCTAAATACACACGGCGCGGCATCGACCTCGACACTTACTGGTTCGTGCGTGGCTGGGGAGAGGAGCACGAATTCAAAACCGGCAGCGTATTCCACCTGATGGAGCCCGATATCAACCAGGAGATCTACGGCCTGCCCGAATACCTGGCTGCACTCAACAGCGCCTGGCTGAACGAGTCGGCGACGCTGTTCCGCCGCAAGTACTACCTGAACGGAAGTCACGCCGGGTTCATCCTTTACATGACAGACACAGCACAGAACGAAGATGACGTAGACAACCTGCGGCAGGCACTGAAAGACAGCAAGGGCCCCGGCAATTTCCGCAACCTGTTCATGTACTCACCCAACGGCAAGAAGGATGGTCTGCAGGTGATCCCGATCAGCGAGGTGGCAGCCAAGGATGACATCTTCAACATTAAAAACGTCACCCGTGATGACATGCTGGCCGCGCACCGGGTGCCCCCGGTACTGATGGGCATCATGCCCAGCAACGTGGGCGGGTTCGGCGATGTCGAGAAGGCTGCTCGAGTGTTTGCCCGCAACGAACTGGTTCCACTGCAGAGTCGCTTCCTTGAAGTGAACGAATGGTTGGGTGAGGAGGTGGTGAAGTTCGACCCCTACGTGATCGAAGAAGTGGCCGAGAAAGGAGGAATTTCGGCCCGTTAAACAAAAAGGGCTTCGCAAGAATTATAGCACATAACCCACTGATATAGATGGAAAAGCCAGCGGAAATGCTGGCTTTTTTGTGCCTGCTCGACAGGGCTACAGCCACTCGGTACAGCCGCCTGGCTGACCAGAACCCGGCTCTGACGCTGGTCACCCACTCACATCACGACAAGCACCGGCCATCCCATCCCTGGCACCCAGATCAGCGGTCCCCACCCGACAAACGCGATCGTCCCCCTCCACGCCTGCGGTGCTTCTTGAGCGTGTAATTATGCGATGCATGACAGGGCGGCAGGACAGGCCCGCCGTGGGCTTTCCGGAGGTTAGGGCAGGTGGTTGAATCATGCGGATTTATGCGGACTCAGAGGGGGTTACAGCGCGTTTAGACGGCAGTGGCTTAGGCATTGTTTCAGCTTTGATGCCGGAGAAAGGTAACAAAAGTGATCAAGCTGAAAATCTGTTCTAACTGATTGTTATGCATGGGGTTATTTGTAACCTTCAAAAGGTGATGAAAGGTGACATAAAAGGTAACGCTTTCATAAGCTGCTGATATTAATAGATTTTATTTTTCATCTATATCACCTATATAAAAGGTAACACGTCACTTTTTCATCACCGTTTCATCACCTTTTTTCGAACCAGAAAACAGCAATGCATTCAGCAGGTTGCAAGCGAATTAGCAACCTCGTCACCTTTGTTACCTTTTTCCGTAGCGATCCTGAAAAATTCAGCCAACGCGCGCGCATGTAAGGCGCGTAGGAAGCTGGGCTTTAAGGTTCATTCTCGCGTCTGAAGATCTTGTCGGTCGTGGAGATATACAGTGCTTTAGGGGGAGATAACTGTTTGATTCACAATGGGCCATTCATGCCGTCGGCGAATGTGTGCTATAGATGATTAAGGCTTATAAATCATTATGTTACTGGGGTAATTCCAGCTTTTTGACATGGTGGGGGTCGGCGGTTCGAGTCCGCCTAGTCCTACCAAATTTGTAAAGCAGAAACAGCGAGTTAGCGAAAGCAGCTCGCTGTTTTTGTTTGTCGGTTTCCAATAAGTTTCCAATCGGATAAGCTGACACGCATCTAAAGCGGAGTCTAAAGGCGTCTCTGTGGCAACCCGGGCCTTTAAGAATCATGGATGATTAACCCTACCTGGCTAGCAACTTCCATT